ATGGGTGCAAAGCCTGTGCGCTTCGGGCAGTACGGCAACATGTCGAGCGTGCTGAGGGCGGTGGCAGAGCGGTTGCTGGAGGGCGCTAGCAAGTGGACGCTGTACGAGCACGAGTGGATGAAGCCTGAGAACCAATGGCTAAGACACTTCGCCATGGCGTCCGTACACAGCGAGCACCAAGCGATAACCGCCCAGCGAATGGGCTGGCGTACCTTCAGAAACAGGGAGGAAGGTGAGCCACTGCTGGATACTGAATGCCAGTGTCCATACGAGACACGCGGCGTTCAGTGTAAGGACTGCCTGCTGTGTGATGGAAAGAGGAAAGGACCGAAGAAAGACAAACGTAAAAGCGTTGCCGTGTACACGCACGGTGGCTGAGGAGGGGAAGGATGAAGAAAGTAAGTGACAAGCAACGTGAAGCCATCGAGGAGATATACAGGCGAATCGAGGGGCATGAGCACAAGCTAGATAGCGAGGTGCAGGTTTGCAACTACGAGATTGAGTCGGCACTGGAGTCTCTTCAGGAGTCGGTGCATGAGTACAACGAGATTATTGACGAGCTAAACGAGGCAGTCTCTGAGGTCTGGGACGGCATCACCGATTTTACAGACAGCAAGTCACAGAAGTGGCGAGGGTCTGATGTGGGCCTGGCTCACGCTGAGTGGGCTGAGTGTTTCGAGAACGAGACAGAGCATGCGGAGGACCCGCTTGACCAGCAGATTGAGGTTTCCGTGGACCTGTGGCACGGGAAGGTTGATGACCATCAATGGGAATTAAAGGAGAGATAAAATGATAATGGGTAGCGGTAATTTGATTATGTATGAGGACCTGGCAATCAGGGACAGGTACTTGCCACCAAGCACTAGAAGCTACACGCCAGTGCCGTGGAAGTATTTCGTGGACCTGCAATTGCAGGCGCTGCACCACTCTGGGCATGTTATCCAGAGGCTTGAGCTAAAGGTGTCAGGGTTCAGTAAGAAGCTAGGGTTGCCGGGCGAGTTGCTTGGGTTGGCCACGCTGAACGGTGGCGATGCTGACTTGCTCAAGGTGTACGCCTTTCGGACCAGTCTGAATAAGGCACACGCGCCGATGGCGGGCGGAGGTGCTCAGGTGGACTGCTGTACCAATGGTGAGTTTCGAGCAGAGTACTTTGCTTTCATAAGGAAGCAGACAAGGTACGTGCTCAATGACCTGCCAGACCTGGTGGAGCGGGGCATAGCTAGCATTGACAAGGCGTACGATAGGATCCGTGTCGATAGGGATGCGCTTGCAGCGGTTCCGTTGGACACCGAAGAAGGGTTCCGTCTCCTCGGCTCTGCCTTGGGGCACGGGGTAGTCACGCCGAACCAGGCCACGGTGGCCCTCGGTGACTGGAAAGAGCCACGGCACGAGGAGTTCGAGGCCCGCAACATGTGGAGTTTCAACAACTGCCTCACTGAAGGCGCAAAGAAGGGTACCGCAGCAACCTACGTGGAGCGCCACAGCGCAATCCACGGGTTCGTGGTGGCCGAAGCCAGGAAGCAGATTGTGGACCCCAGGTTCTACGATGAGGTTCCTTTCTAGTTGACAAAAACAAATGACTTTTGTAGAGGTATATATCATGGAAGAAAAATGGAACCCAAGAATTGCACGACAGGTTAGGCGGGACATAACCGCCCTGCTTGACCGGCCAGTGGGTCAGATGGAGCTTGGCAAGTGGCTGGGTTACAGCCGCACCACTATCCAGAACTGGGAGCATGGTCGAGCGACACCTGACCCCGCGATGCGGTTCCTGTTTAACAAACTGACTGTCGATCCAGGTTTCATCACCGAGATTAGGCAGTGGAGCGGAAGTATTCATGGGCCAAGCAAACACGCGACTGGCTAAAGAGAGGCGAGCCGGGAAGCTAACTCGGGAGAAGCTCTGTTCACTCGCACAGGATGACGGTCATTCGCTGTCCTGTGCTGCCCTCGTGCAGTACGAGAGGGGTGAGCGTGCGCCTAAGCTGAAGCTAGCTATCTGGCTTGCCAAGTTTTTTAAGCTGACAGTAGAGGAATTGTTTAATGGAAGACAAAGAGACAAAGACAAGGACGACCGAAGAGAAAGTGGAGTTGCTAGCCCATAGCATCATCGCTGCGTGCGAAGTCATTCGAGAGCTTACCGATGGGCATCCCAACAGCACCAAGCACCGCAGGATAAACCGTGCTGCGCTTTCTGCGCAGTTCCATGCTGAGGGGATCCTTACCCCCTACATGGACCGAGTCCAGTACGTGAAGACGAAGCTAAGTGATAACAAGGAGAAGTCATGAGCGACCTGACACTATCGGCTTCAGGCATCGGTGTGTTGCAGTCATGTGCTGAGAAGTACCGGCTCAAGTACATCGAGAACCTTGAAGCCATTGACCGGCCAAGCTACCTGACGCTGGGCACTGCGTTCCACAAGTGCGTTGAGATAAAGCGCAAGGGCGGGACGCTGCACGACATGAGGACAGAGGCCCTGAAGACAGAGGACGATGACATGCGGTGCGTACTGCTGGTCATGGTCGAGGCGTACTACAGGAAATACGCCGAGGAGTCAGGGTTTAGTGAGGTGGAGTTCGAGTTCATCTGCGAACTGCCTGATGGCACGCAGGTCAAGGGTGTTGCTGATGCGTTGGCCAAAAACGGTGACGGGTTTCTGATATACGAAACCAAGACAGCCAGCACCATCGACGGCACCTACCTTGAGAAGCTGTGGTCATCCAGGCAGGCGCTGATGTACTGCCACTTCATTAGCCGCTTTGGCTACAAGATAAACGGCGTGATGTGGGACCTGGTCAAAAAGCCTACCATACACAGGCTCAAGGCCACGCCCGCCGACAAGCGCAAATACAAAACAGACAAGCATACAGGAGAGAAGGCTCTATACGCAAATCAACGCATCTATGCTGAGACGGATGCTGAGTTCATTGGCAGGTTACAGCGCTGGTACTCAGAGCACCCGGAAGCATTGCACCGTGAGCTTGTTGTCTATTCAGAACAGCAACTCAAGGCTATTGCCGAGGATGTAGAGAGCGAGGCGGAAAGGCTGCGGTGGCACAAGTCCTCACAGAGGTGGCCGAGAAGCCTGTCGTCCTGCTACAGCTACCGGTCACCGTGCGAGTATGCCGCACTGTGTCATAGCGGGGGCAATCCGTTGATACTTGAGACCCATTACCAAAGGAAGGGAGATTGATGGAGATACCGACAGAGAAGACAAAGAAAGCATCTGGTTTAGGGGACCAGGTCATAACGATATACGGCACACCGAAGATAGGTAAGAGCACGCTGGCCTCTCAGTTTCCGAACGCTTTGTTCGCTGCGACTGAGCCAGGGTTGAACTTCCTTGAGGTGTATCAGGTACCGATAGGTGACTGGACAGACTTCACCAATCTGTGCGCCATCGTGGCAAGCAGCCCATTGCAGGTCGAGACGCTGGTCATAGACACGGTGGACATCCTGTACCTGCACTGCCGTGACCACGTGTGCAACAAGGCGGGCATCATGCATCCGTCCGACGCAAGCTATGGCAAAGGGTTTGCCATGGTCAACGGTGAGTTCCGGCGTGTGCTGGCCAAGCTTGGCACGCTGCGCACGAGAGAGGGTGGCAAGATGGGCCTGGTGCTCGTCAGTCACGCCAAGGAGATTGAGCACGACACAAGGGTTGGCAAGCAGTTGCGGTGGACGCCGTCGCTGCCCGGTTCGGCCCGACAAATCGTTGAAGGCATGAGCGACCTGTTGTTGTTCGCTGACGTGGACTCCAGCGATGAGCGTGTGCTCAGGACGAAGCCATCTAACAGGTGGGTAGCGGGTGATCGCACGGGAAACCTCCCCGAGACGCTGCCATTGAGCTATGAAGCACTATCGTCTGCCATGAATGGCGGACAACAAAAGGAGACAAGTGATGAGTGACAGTTTTGATTGGAGCAAGATAGATAAAAGCTGGGGCGATGCTGCCCCTGGGGACAAGGGCTCTGCCAGCAAGGGAGTGTTCGACACAGTGCCGGACGGACCTTATTCGGTGGTGATTGACAAGGCTGAGTTCAAGAACTCCAAGGCAGGTAACCCATACCTGAACCTGGTTCTGGTTGTGCAGTCTGGCCCTCACGAGGGGCGCTGGTTGTTCAAGCGGTGCATGCTATCCACATCCCAGAACATGACCTTCCTAAAGAAGGACCTGGCTGTGTGCGGTGTGAAGGTACCTGATCGCATCAGCGAACTGAACCTTGAGTCACTGCTTGACCGTAAGCTTAAGGTAACGAAGAAGACGAAGGATGACTTCGAGAACATCTACTTCGATAACCTTATCGATAACTTTGACATGACCCCGAAGCAGGGGGCCACTGACCTTGCCAAGAGGCTCAGTGACGAGGACATACCGTTTTAGCATGGGTAAATCGCAACGCGACAAAGGACATCGCTTCGAGCGTCAGGTGGCGGCAGATGCCACCGACGCTCTGGGCGAGAAGGTTCAACGTACTATCCAGTTCAGGGGCGGGCAGTCCGAGGGCTCTGACGTGGTGGTGGAGCCCTTCGCTATTGAATGCAAACACTACAAGAAGCTCGGCGGTCTCATCAACAGGGCGTACGAGCAGGCCAAGCGTGATGCCAAGGATGGGTTCATACCTGTTTGTATATGCAAAGGAGATAGGCAAGAGCCGCTGGTCACGATGGGCTACAGGGATTTCTGGGAACTAATCAAAGAATGGAGGGAGAGAGGTGAGTGAGGCAGCACAGCTTATGCTGTTTGGCAACGACACCCTCGCTGAGGCAAGGGCGCTTGTTGAGAGCAACCTTGATGAAGGGATGGAATGCCCATGCTGTGGGCAGCTTGCCAGGAAGTACAAACGAAAACTGAACAGCACTATGGCGCGAGGCTTGATCTGGTTGGTAAGGCAGGGGCCGAGGTGGGTTGATGTGCCCGCTGAAGGGCCGAGGTGGCTAACAAAGACAAATCAACACGCCACGCTTCGTTGGTGGGACCTCGTTGAGAGACTCTCATCGGACGATCCAGCGAAGAAGCACTCTGGCATGTGGCAGGCAACGCAGGTGGGGATTGATTTTGTTTGCAGAAGAACAACTGTCCCCGCCCACGTATACCACTTCAACAACACCGTTATGGGTTTTAGCAGCGAATCAATAGGCATTGAGGCCGCGCTCGGGAGCCACTTTGACTACGCTGAGATGATGGGATGGAGGTAAGTAATGTTTGAATGCCCGACGTGCGGTGCCCTTATGGAGGGCTCATGCAAGTATCGTGGTGGCAGGAAGCACGTAAAGAAATGCGAAGCTGCAACACCCGCGCAACGCAAATACTACAAGAGGACAGGGCACTGGCCCAAGAAAGGGAGGACAATTGCAGGCGATAGAAGCGAAGTATCAGTGTGACAACTGTAAGCGAATAACCTACATTCAACAGGGGAGGACGCCCACTGGGTGGCACTCCCTGAAACTCTGGAACGACAGTGATGAACCATCAGACCCACAAGATATCTGCGACAGTTGTTCGCAGGCGTTACTTCAAGTCATCGGAAGAAGAAAAAGCATTGAACGCGGAAGCTTCAACGAGCCCCCCATGCAACACCACCCCAAGTCACCGGAGCAGTGTGACGCGCAAGCAAAAAGCTTTGCCGCCAGAATGGCCAGCACCACCACCGACTGAGGAGGTGTAGATGCTTCCGTCAGCGCTACTGCATTAGCGCCAGGTTCTTCTTCCCACCCATAGGCAGGCCAGTGACGCCCCGCCTCCTGCTTCCTCCCATGGGGAAACTGGTATGAGCTTCCGTACCCTTGATGGTCTTGAAGATAGCGCCTCGTAGCTGCGGCCAGCGCACGGGGTAGCTGATGCCGTGCTGGTTGCACCAGAACTTATAGACCTCGTGAAGATGGTTGCTTGCCATGAAGCCTGACCTTGCGTCAGTGAACGGGCCGTGCCTCTTCTCGCCGAGGGCTGCTTCCCAGTCCTTCATGATGGCGGTCAAGCCGATGTCCATGATTGCCTCTGCAAACTGTATTTCGCTTGGCTTTGACTGATCCAAGAGCAGCGCCCGGTCTGGGTTGTTGAACGGTGCCGCAAGGTCACGCTCTATTGTCCTGTCCAGGAGCATGTGCAGGAAGTGCT